TGATAGAGGCCTCTTCAGCGGTGGGCTTCTGCTGGTACTGGGCGTTCCACTGGAACACAGGCATGGAGGCCTTGGTGCGGTGCAGGGCCTTGAGGTCGAAGAACTGAGGCCACAGAGGCTTCTCCTTGGCCTTGCCCGTCTTCTTGTCTTCCACCTGCAGGATGGCTGGGAACTCCACCACCTCGTACTGGTCGGCCATGTTGTTCTGGGCCATATCCCGAGTCACGCGCCCGGTCAGATCGTCCATGTGCCAACGGGTTTGTATGATGGCTACGCGGCCTCCCGGCATCAAACGCGTCCGAGCACCGAAGGTGAACCACTCATAGGCCTTCTCAAAGACCTCAAAGTTCCCGTTCAGCACGTCCTGCTCGGAGTGGGGGTCGTCAATCAGGAGCAAGTCAGCCCCCCGGCCAGCGATAGATGACCCGATACCACAGGCGTAATACTCCCCGCCGCTGTTGGTGTTCCACCGCCCGGCGGACTTGGAGTCCGTAGCGATGCGCACGGTGGGAAATATCTCCGCATATTCATCGCTCAGGATGAGGTTCCGCACCTTTCGGCCAAAATCTACAGCCAAATCAGTGGTATGGGAGACCATCATGACCTTCTTGTTAGGATTGCGGCCTAAGAACCACGCAGGAAAATACGTTGACACGAGCTGGGACTTGCCATGGCGGGGCGGGATATTGACGCAAATCCGGTCCTTATCCCCTCTTTCAATCGCCATGAGCATGTTTGCAAGGATTCGGTGATGGGAGCCGACGATATAGTCGGGCTGCATGCGCTTACAGAAGGCAATCAGGTCGTTATAGGACGCATCATTAGCTTTTCTGGTGGCTAATTCGTCCACCATGCGGTCAATTTCGGCGATTTCCTCTGGTGTGCAGGTGTCGAGGTTGTCGAGGAGCAGATTTAACTCCTCCTCCGTGAAATCTAAGGGCGTTTCGGCAGCGACAGCGCTCATTTTTCCTCGGCTTCGCCCGGATCATCGTCGAAGGTCGAGGCTTCTCCCCCTTCTTGTACCTCATCGTCGTCCTTCAAGCCCAACTCGGCGTCAATGTCGATGGGTTCGCCGTCGATAATCACCGCATCCTCAATGTCGTCCACGGGAGTAGTGAGTTTCATGAGCTTCTTGCGCAGGTTCTCCTTCAGATCGTCCGTAGTCTGGTGCGTGATAGTCACCTCGGTCTTCTCGGAGAACAGGCCTACGTCGGAAATCTTACCCAGCAGCTCCAAGGCACGGATACGCACGCGGGGGTCGGGGTTCTCGGTCTCTTCGATTAACTTATTTGTTACTAGGTGACGTATTTGGGATGCGGATTCGGCAACGCTATGGCCGAACTCCTGCAGGATGCTACTTGTTAGCACCAGGGACGGGGGCGTCATCTTTGCAGCGCGGGGGTTGGTAACCTTCTTCGAAGCCTTCTCAGGGTTCTCTGCATAGGCCATAGCTAAAGTTGCCGCCACCTCTTCATCCTCTTTGTTGGGACGTATGTCCAACCCGTGGGTAGACAATTCCTCGGCGGTGTTTGCCATGGCAGTAGCGCGGACTGAAAGATCGACAGTCCGTAGTTCAGGAGTCACTTGCACTCCTAGTTCAGGTTTTAGCTTTAAGGCCATCGCAGGTGCCATGTAACACCGATGGGCGCTGTATAACAAATAAGCAGGTGAGTCGGCAAGTAAGACAACGCCGCCGCAACCGGATAGGTAGCACAAAAAATTTTTTGGCAGGGGAGGTTGGGACTCCTAAGGGGGGTGTTCCCTATATAGAGGGGGGTGGGGGTCCAACTCAGGAAAAATGCAAAACGTTCGTGGAAATTAATAATACATGTAGTTGCACGGAGTCCCTGCTGCTGTGCGGGCCCCCGCCCCCCGGTGGGGTCTGCTCTACGGCCAAAAGGCCCAAAAGCCCCAGGATTTATGGGATCCCATAAAAGACACAAAAAGCTTGCTTTCCCCTGTCATCATGGTAAGATGTTCACATGGTCTGGCAATTCAGCTAGACCACTAACAGGGCCTAGGGCCCAAGGGAAAACATCATGAGCAATGCAATCAACGCGCACGAGGTTACCGATTACTTCCTTTCCGAAACCGCTGGCGGCGAGCTGGTAAAGCTGGGCCAGGCCGATGTACGCATTCAGCGCAAGCTGAAAGACTGGGCGAAGGATCGCAAGGCCGAAGGCATGGGCTCCGCGCATTACATCGCCCCCGGTAAGCCTGGCTCGCTGGCGTCGCCGGAGTCCTACGCGCTACTCCAAGGCTTCATGGGCGAGGCTTACCTTACGGCGGCAGAGCGGGCCCTACTGGCTCAACCCCGCAAGGCTCTTTCCGATACCATGAAGGAAGAACGCGATAAGGCGGCTCGCACTATCAGCACCGCCATGCGCGACTGGCGCCAGCGTTTTGAGCGCCTTGAAAAGGCCGAAGCAGAAGAGGCCCAGGCCGAAGCCTTCGCGGCCATGGGCGAGGAAGAGGCCGCCGAAGCCCAGGCCCAGGCCGAACTTGACCGCGCCGCGCTCATTATCCGCGAGGCGATCATGAAGGCTCGCAAGAAGGCCGCGAACACCGAAGGCCTGTACAGCGTGGAAACAGCTAAACAGCTTGCCTTCCACCTTGACGCCGCCCTGGTCGCCGCTGGCGGTAACCCCGAAGAAGTTTAACCCCACCACGGCCCCCGCAAGGGGGCCTTTTTTGTCCAAATTTTTTACCCACCAGTTCTCTGTACTGCGCCGCGCTTCGCGTTCCACGCAAACTTGTTTACACTAGACGGGCTGGGATGGTTTCCGGCCCGTTGCCTTCCCGGCACCCCCGCGCAAGCGGGGGTTTTACTCCCCCCTGCCTAACCTGTTTCGGCGTGGCGACAGCCCCACAGCACTCCCCAGATTTATGGAATTCCATAAAAGTCGTTCCCACCAGTTCTCTATGCAGCGCTACGCCTGATGCGTTGGACAATCTGTGACTTTATGGGAAATATGGGGAAAAAAAGTCATGGTTATACATACAGTAAAATGACCATCTTCGTAAGTCATTGATTTTCCTACAATGTTCCTAATGTTCCATTTTTGGACCTAATGTTCCAGTAATGTTCCAGGCCTCTGGAACATTATCAAAACGTGGCTTTTTGTGGTTAGATGGGGGATTTGACAGGAGTAAAGGCACGAGATTTGATTTATTATTATATTTATATAGGAACATATAACCTATACTATACTAATGTTCCATTCTGAAAAAATAAGCCCGGGGGTGCGAGCTTGCCTCCCCCTCTGTGCGATTCCCACCTCACACACCGCTCTCACCTCGTCCCCCCCTTAATTTTTTGGAACATTAGAACATTGGAACATTACTTATAAATCAAGCACTTGCGCGAACCCAAAATGGAACATTATGGGAACATTAGGAACAATAGGAAACTCGTGTGTTCTGGGCGTTTACTTGACATTTAGGTAAAAACATGTTATAATGGGCGTGTAGTTTGAAGGTTGAGTGGAACAGTGACCAAAAACATTTATGGGATTCCATAAAAGGGAGAACGACATGAAACGCAACTGCGTCGGATGCGGAGACACGGTGGCTGAAGCGCGCTGGGAGCTGGGCTATCGCGAGTGCCTGAAGTGTGGTGAGTACCGAGCCCGTCAGCGAGTGCACACCGTCGCGCCGCTGCACAAATCAAACTACATGGTCATCAGCAACCGTGCCGAGCTGTTGGGCCTAAACAATAAAGGAGGGTTTTATAGGTAATCTGTGTGTTTACTTGACATTTGTGTGTTTCTATGATATACTACGCTAGTAGTATGAAACATGAGCTGTACCCAACGACAATTTTTTATGGGATTCCATAAAAACAACATCACGGAGAACGACATGAGCGTACTTAACCTAAACAACCTGCTGCGCAACACGAACAACGCCGATACCACTACCCCATCGGCACAACCCAACTTCTCAACCCCTTCGCTGTCATCAGCGGCCATGCTCGTCGAGCTGTCCATCAGCGTGTGGACCGGGCGTAAGAAGGACAAGCGCGCCACGGCTGACGTGACCATGAGCAACCATGCCAAGAGCGGTGTGGCTGCGGTGAACAAGAAACTCATGGCCGAGTGTGCCGAGCTGGATGCCATACAGAAGTTTGCAGCTAACGTGCGGACCTTCCACTACTCCGCGACCCTGCCCTGGACCGACACGGGCATACGCTGCAACCCCACGGTGAAGTTCTTTGGCTATCACGAGCAGATCACGGCGTTTGAGGCCGAATACTGGCGCCTCGTGGACGAGTTCCTAGCAGCCTATCAGTGGGAGGTAGACAAGGCACAAGCATCCCTGGGGGCCATGTTCCATCGGGACGATTACCCGACCATTGACTCTCTGCGTAACAAGTTTGCCTTTCGCATCAACTACATACCCATGCCCGAGACGGGAGACTGGCGCGTAGACATTGGCAACGAGGCCCAGCAGCAACTCAAGGAGCAGTATGAGCAGTACATCGGGGACCGGCTCAAGCAAGCCACGGCGGACGTGTACCGGCGATGCAGCGAGGCCATCACTCGACTTATTAACTCCATGGACTGGGCCCAAGGCGAGAAGCCTAAGCGCATGTATGAGAGCACCTTCGACTCTGTGTGTGAGCTGGTGGACATCATGCAGGACTTCAACCTGACCGGGGACACCACCATGGAGGCCCTGCGTAAACAACTTGCCACGGTGATGGACGGGGTGAGCTTGGAATCTATCAAGACTGACCATGCCCTGCGGGCCCAGAAGAAGGAGCAGCTAGAGCAAGCCATGAAGGCCCTACCGAGTTTGGATTGGTAGGTTAAGTCAAGGACCCCAGATAGCCGATCTCGGGTCCTAAAAAACTGGGGGGTGAACGTACCTAGGAAAAACCTAGCAGTATCAGGTACCTACGCCCCCTTTGCATCCACGCGACGGCGGAACCTACGAAAGGTAGTAACAACACACAAACATCTTTTATGGAATCCCATAAACGGGACCACGGAGAACATCATGAGCAACGCACAAGCAATGTACGCACAGAACATCGGCCAACTGGTCACCCTGCTCAAGGGTTTGGGCACAAAACGTTCCGTGCTGATCGAAGGTGACATGGGCATCGGCAAGTCTACGCTGCTCAAAATCCTCAAGCAGGACCTGCCGGGGCACCACGCTGCGTACTTCGACTGCACCACCAAGGACGTGGGTGACATGTTTATCCCACGCATCAGTGATGCCGAAACCGGAGCGTATGTGGGATTTGTGCCGAACGAGGAGTTCGGGCTGCACCATGGCAAGCCTGTCATTCTCATGTTCGACGAGCTGGGCAAGGCCAACCCGGCGGTGAAGCAAGCCACTACGCGGACTCTGCTGGAGCGCACCGTGGGGGCAACACCTTTGCCTGAGGGCTCTATCGTGTTTGCAACCACTAACCTGGGCGCCGAGGGTGTGGGTGACTTACTCGCTGCACACACTCGCAACCGGGTGACCGTGATCCGCATGCGCAAGCCGACAGCCACCGAGTGGATTGAGTGGGGCATCAACAACAGCGTCAACTCGACCGTGCTGGGCTGGGTCAAGGACAACCCCCAGGTGATGCAGTCTTTCACTGAGGTGCAGGACCCGGAGGAGAACCCCTACATCTTCCATCCCCGAGCCGTGGGCCGTGATGCGTTCGTGACCCCTCGCTCTCTCGATGCTGCGTCAGACATCTTGAACGTAGCTGGGCTGGACGAGGACACGGTGACTTCTGCCCTGATCGGTACCGTGGGCGCACGAGCGGCGATGGACCTAGCAGCCTACGCAAAACTTGCTAATCAGTTACCCAAGCGTGAGGAAATCTTGAAGGACCCCATGAACGCCAAGGTCCCTGACACAGCCGCATCCGTCTGCATGGTGGTGTACCGGGCCCTCTCGACCATGACTGCGGACTTCGTGGACTCATGGATGGACTACATGGGACGGCTCGATGCCGAGGCCCAAGGCCTGTTCGCTAACGGTGTCCGTGCCGAGAGCTACAGCAAGCGTGGGCTGGTCATGACCAATAAGAAGTTTACGTCATGGGCCATGGCGAACAACTACATGTTCACCGCCGACAAGCAATGAGTATCGACTCCGGCGGCAACGTAGGGATTGGTACGCAAAACTCTGTGAAACAACGAGGGAATAAACATGTTAGCACTAAACGTAAATCTAACTGCCGAGCAACGTCTGACTAAGGCGACCACGGCAATAATGAATCACCCCCAGCATGTGGCTCTGGCCGGGGTGCTGATGATCGGGAGCAAGACTGTGCGGGAGGACATCCCCACGGCGGCGACCAACGGGCGGGACGAGTTCTACGGACGAGCCTTCGTGGACTCCCTGACCGACGCCGAGCTGCGTTTTCTCATGCTCCACGAGTGTTACCACAAGCTCTTTAAGCACCTGAGAACGTGGAAACATCTTTACGATAAGAACGCACAGCTCGCCAACATGGCCTGCGACTTCGTCATCAACGGCAAGCTTCGGCGCCTCCACGAGCAGGACAAGTTCGCTCTCATGAGCGGGCCCCTGATCGACGGCTGCTACGACGAGAAGTACGACGACGATTGGGACGCAGCCCGAGTGTTCCATGACTTGCAGCAGAAACAAGAGGAGAACGGTGGGCAGGGTGTCGGTGACGGGCAACCCATCGACGAGCATGACTGGGAGGGTGCTGAGGAGTTATCAGCAGAGGAGCAGCAGGAGCTAGTCCAGCAGATCGACGAGGCGATTCGTCAGGGTGCGCTGGTGGCAAGCAAGACGGGTGGCAACGTGGGGCGAGACATCGAGGCGCTGCTACAGCCACAGGTCAACTGGCGTGACGCCCTCAGGGAGTTCGTGAGTACAACGTGTGCGGGCAATGACTTCGGGACTTGGGCCAAACCGAACCGTAGGTTCTTGGGTGCAGGGGTGTACATGCCATCGCCGATTTCGGAGTGCGTCGAGGAGCTGGTAGTAGCTATCGACACCTCTGGGTCCATCAGGCAGCAACAACTC